ATCTGATCCTTGTCGCCCTCGAACACCTTGAAGCCGTCCAGGTCCATTTCCGCATCGGTGAAATCGTTATCCATCAGATGCGCAGCGACCAGGCGCGGCCCCTTCGGGATGCTGTCCCACTCATACTGACCAGCGGGCCAGCTGACCGGAAATTCCCGCACCTTGATGAACGCCCCCAGCGGCGCGGCCGGGTAAAGTTCCGCCTCGGCGGTCAGGGTCAGATCGGCGGACGCCCCGGCGGCAATATCGCCTTCGATGGTCAGGGTATCCACGTCGGCCGTGCCCAGCGCCGGCAGCGCGCGCCACTGCGGGTTCAGTTCCGGCCGCCGGAAATGCACGGACAGGAAGCCGTCGGCGGTATTGTCGGGCCGGCCATAGTAGCTGTTGAGCTGCACCAGGCGCGCGCCCGTGGCGAACTCCTGCACCACCTTGCCGTTGATCTTCACATCGATATTCGACAGATGTGATTCATCGAAGGTGGTGCCCCCCATCTTGAACATGACCTTGCCGTAGGACAGCCCCACAGGGCAGGTCAGCACGAAGCGACCGCCCGGGGTGACGTTGGCAATGGTCGGCAGTTTCTTGGTTACAGGCATGGCAGCGTCCCCCCTCAGCCGTTCAGCAGTTTGCGAGCGGCCGGGATCCGGTTGGCGATGGCAACGGCGGCCAGCGCCACAGCAGCCCAACGCAGCATGGTTTCGATCTTCGGCATGGCTATTTACCCCTCATCATGGGTTGAACAACGACTGCATAGATGACCGCGACGGTCAGCCCTACAGCGACTTGAGACATGAACTTGCGAATCGTCATGCCCCGACCATCGGCGAAAAAAAACCGGCCATCAAGGGCCGGTCATGGGCTTTTCTTGAGACTTTTCAGAATGTGCGGCTGAATTGCTCCAGCGGCACCAGGTACGGACCCTGATCATTGAACTTGATCTTGCACCGGGTCAGGGTCCGATCCTTGTGCCGCTGGAGCATTTCCAGATCCGCGTCGGGGATCTCTGACAGCTCCAGCCCGAATCGGCCGGCGATATACTCGGCATCCTGCTGGGTGTTGGGCCGGCAGATGTTCACCACTGACGCATTGCCCAGAACGGATTTATCAGTCTCCTGGGCGCGCTGCACCACCGCATAGATATGCGGGCCGTACTTCAGCCCGCGGGTCACCAGCACGCCCCAGTAGCCGCCCGCCTTCACCGCATTGGTCGCCGCGGCCAGTTCTTCGCACACAATGGAGGCCGGGGCCTGTCGGATCCAGTTGAAGGCGCAGCGGCAGAAGAAATCAAACTCACCCAGCCCCTGCGGGTGATACGCCAGGCGCGCCGGACCGGTTGCGGATTGCAGCTGCTGCAACAGCTGGCGCTTACCCTCGACCACCGCCAGCCCATGCCGGGCGGCATATTCGCCTTCCACGTCCCACACCAACAGCCGCTTGTCAGCGCGCACCTGGGACAGCACGAATTGGCTTTTGCCGGAGCGGCTGGCCCCGATGCTGAATACCAGGCGACCGTCCTGCCGCAGATCCTTGCCCTTACTCATGTGGCCAATCCTCCAGCCCAGAGAACTGAGGCGGCGGCCCGGCCTTCCCATCCTTGGGCCTGTTGTCCGTTTGCCCTCCAGCCTCAGCAGAATGGCGGGCCTCTCCCGCCGTGGTATTCATCGACACTTTCCAGCGCGGGCCGAACACTTCCAAGGTCACTGCCACCGCATCACATTCCAGGCATTCAGACTGCCCGCCGCTAGTATCCGGCAGCCAGCGCAACCAGGCGGCCGGCATGTACTTTGCGGCGACCCGGCCCCACACCTGCCCCAGCTTATTGCATTCTTCGCTTGTGATCTTCCAGGCCGGTGTAAACCATGCGCCAGACGCTATTTTCAGCAGCGATGCCAACACGCCGGCCAGCTTGGCCGCATGCGCATCCGGCGGCAGCGAGGGTCCGGGCGCGTCCGGCCGGGTGCCCTTGCCGGGATTGTGCGGCGCGGCGGTGAAACCTTCGTCGGCCGCGATCTGCCGCCACTCCTGGGCCACCCGCTCGGGTGATACATCGACCTGATTCATGCCGCCCCCCGCTTGGATGCCCACGTCATCGCCCCCAGCGCCAGGCCGGCCGCCAGGGCCATCCAGCCTAGTTTTGCGTTACGCTCGGATTTGACTACCTCATCCCCGGCCGGCACGCCGTGGATCTGGGCCAATTCCTTGTCCCCTTCATCCGGCGCCGGTACCGGCGGCCCGAATACCACGCCGCCGATATCCTGAACCGGCGGCTGATCAGCCAGGCGCTTTTTCAATCGCTCCTGACCGGCAAGGGTGTTGTAGGTGAAGCGGCCGCAGCCGCCCTCCCCGTCATGCACGATATACAGCTTCCCGCGCTTGTCCTGCCGCAGGTCGGCCGGTTCGCCACATTCCGGGCATGCGGTCTGCCCTATCGTTTCAGCCATAGGTTGCCCCCAGTGCGTACATCAAAACACCGAACAGGCCGCCCGCGACGAAGGCCAGGAACGATGCCTGCAACCTCGCCTTGATGTTGGCGACCATGATTTCCTGGATCATTTGCTTGAGCTGGTCCACTAATGCCACCCCACACCGCCGGTACCAGGCGGCCCCACCCCTGGAGGGCCGGAACTTGAGCTTTTCCCGGCCCATGAACCTGAAAAGTTATTCTCCGGTATCAAGTCAACCCTATAGCCAGCACCATCCCAAGAAACACGCCCCAGCCAGGTCACAAGCGGCGGCTCTGCGGCGTCTTCTTCCTTGCCCAGCCGGTAGAGCACGCCATAGCTGCGCAGCCGCCTGAAGCCCTTACCGGCCGCCCACCACTCCGCCCACCGCTCCGGCGGCCACTCGGTCATGGCCGGGGCCTCGCTGTCGTGGCGGGCCTTCTTCTCGGCGCTCTTGGTCGGCACGATCTTCGCGCTGTACTTCACCGCCTCCAGGGCCGCCCGGTACAGCGCGGCGGGATCCTCGGCGTCCAGCTGGCGGAACTCCACATTCCAGCCCCACAACTCGCGGGCTTCCTTGTAATCGAATCGGCCTTCGACCAGCAGAAATGCATTGAGGTGCACATTCCAATCATCCAGGGCGCTCAAGGGATCCTCCTGGATCACCATTGCGCCTTGGATGCTGGGGAATGCCTGGATCTTCCGGCGGCGGCTCTTGACCGCCTGTGGCCGGATCCGGCGCGTGCCGTCGCCCATGTCCTCGGCCACCTTGCGCCACGTCACCGGGCAGGCCGCGTACTCATAGCGCATCCAGCCCTTGAACTTCTCCATGGTGAATTTCTTGCCATGCGCCAGGCGGCCCGGCTCGAAATTGGGACAGGTCAGCACGGCATAGATGATCCGGCGGCGGCCTGGGTTTTCCTTGAACCATGCATGCATGGCCCGGACGTATCGTTCCGCGACTCTCTGGGTCTCGGTCCTGGATTCGTCAGGGCACAGGCGCACCTGCCCGCACTTGTGATCCCATGCGATCTGAGCGCGCCCCTGATCGGTCTGGCCGGCCACTCCGGCGGTTCTGCACATTGCCAGGGATTCGGCCAGTTCCTGGATCCGATGCGCGCCATCGAACAGCGGCAGCGCCTTGGCCACGCGGTACAGGTAATCGGACAGGGATTGCTCGGCCTGGCGGCGGGCGGCGCGGTCCTGGAGGTCGGCGTAGATATCGGCTTCGATCTCGGCCCGTTCATGGCGGCCGATCGGCATGCGCGCTCGATCCTCGGCCTCAAAGTAGCGGTCCAGCTGCTGCACCACCCGGCGGACGTGCGGCGGGACGTGATCACAGCCGCCGTGGTCTCGATGATGCCGCCACAGTTCCGGCGTCAGCGGGCCGGACATGACCACGGGCGCGGCACCGTGGCGGCGTAGGGTATCGATCAGGGCTTGCATATGGATCCGGTCAGATCCAGGTAACGGGCCGGCAAGGGCAGCAGCTGCTGCAACTCACGCCAGGCGCGGTTCCTCGCCCGGATAGCGTCTTCGGTCCGGGCCGGCAGCGGGCGGCGCTGGCGTGCCGTATGGCTGGGGTGATAGTTGGGGCCGCGACTCACGACAGCCACCCCACCGTATAGGCCAGGCCGACCACGGCCAGATACCACCAGGCGGCCAACACACCCGCGACGGCCGGCAGGACCAGGGCAGAAAAAAACCGGCGCGCCCTGGAGCGCGGCCGGCTGAAAATGATGCGGTGATCAGGGATCGGGCGGTAACTGGTCATGAAAAATCCTCCTCATCCAGCCAGTACACGCACTCTGATCGGTCCTCGAAATCAGATCGCCATTCCTGATCGATGGCGCATTGACACTGGAATCCGGAGATATCCAGGAGGTGAGCGCAGTTGCCGCAGTATTGGGATTCGTCGATGAAATCGACTTGCTGATCAGGTTCCGACATGGGTATTCCTCCTCTGTTGTCGGATCCCGCCTTGTGAAATGCCGGGGCAGTGCCCCGGCGGACCACAACCAAGGAGGGATCGAGGTCTGATCACCAGGGGCCTGATCGGGGGACCAGGTCCGGTCCCCTGGGGATCTGAGGAGGGAAGCTACTACAGCAATTGTGTAGTAGTCAATGAATCCTGTACTACACGGAATCGCGAGAATATTTATACTCTGTAGCACAAGGCCACTGTATCGGGGGATCAAACCATGACAGAAACAGCCCATCTTATTGATGAACTTAAAGAAAAGCTGAACCTTTCTTCTGATTATGCCACGGCCACAGCCGCCGCGTGCGGGCCTATCTGGCCGACGATGCGCACCAGGACTACACCCCGGCGGATCTGCGGCCTTGCCTTACCTGCACGCGCTCAACGCGGAATTGAATCGAATGCTGCGACGGGACGCCGGGGGCCTGGAGAATGTCCGGCTGCTGCGCAGTGAGTGATACCATAGCCGGCGATACCAACCAACGGAGGATCCCACATGCGATTTGCTGTCCTGTTCACCCTGCTGATCACCCTGATCGGATGCGCCACCACGGCACCCCCTCAATCCTACCGCCCCCGCGACTACTCCGGCCCGGCCTGGGTGATCACTGGCAACTATGACAGCATGAGCCATACGCTCACTGTGCTGATCAACGGGGACCCGGCCATTGAAGGGAAACTGAGCGCCTGGGACGGCAGCGGCAGCCTGATCGGGAAGCATGAAGGCTATACGGTCATGGCCAACTGCGAGAGCATCCAGAAGGGCGGAACCTACATAGGCCGGGTGTATGTGCCTCAGACTCAGGAACGATGCACCGTGCTGGTCGATAACGAGATGGCCGCTACCCTGCTGTTCTAGCCGACTCCAGCGCCCTGAGCCGTGAGTGGTGATCATCCACATCACGGCGCAGGTAGCGCAACTCAACCCGGATGGCTGCGAACGCCGCGGATCCGGTGATCACCCCACCGACCAACCCCGCCACGACCGCTTGAACGATTGCCTCTATCATCGTTTCAACATCCGCATCACTGCCGCCGCTCCAGCCGCTCCGTAGCTGATCTGCGTGAACCCATCGACATACCAGGCCGGGAACTCGGCCAGGATCTGGGCCAGCCGGCCGGCCTGCTCAGGGTTCATGTACGCATGCCCCAGCGGCAGCGCCCACACCAGGAACACAACCGCGATCAGCCAATCCGCTCTGGCGGCCAGGCGGTCAGCCACGCGGGCCGTGGTCTCAGCGGTCGCCTTGCTTTTGGTGGCGATCACGCCCCCCAGCGTTTTCACGCCCTGCATGATGGCCGGCAGCAGCGCGGTCATCATGCCAGGAACACCTGCTGTTCATGCCGGCGGCGATTTTCCAGGCCCGCCAGGCGCTGCCCGCCGGCATAGACCCAGCGGGTGAGCTGATCGGCCGCGCCGTCGTAGTCCCCGGCGTTCAGCAGGCGCAGCAGGGTTGAGCGGGCGAATGCCCCTTCCCCGACGTTGAACACGAACGAGACCAGGGCGGCGCGCTGCTGATCGGTCAGCGGCACCGTGACCAGGCGATCCACGGCGGCGCGAGCGGTGTTCAGATCCTGATCCAGCAGCTGCACGGCCCGTTCATGCGTGATCGGTGCAACCGGTTCACCTGGCTGCAGCAGATGCCCATATCCCACAGTCCACAGGCCCGCGGCGTCGCGGTACGGCTCCAGGCGCAGCCCTTCCCACTGCTGCACCAGTTCCACGTCAGAGAGGTTACGCGATTTCATCAACAGATAGCCCCCAACGACAGCGGCCAGGATCAGGCCTGTTTTGCTGGCCATGACACCGATACAGGGTCAGCATGGTTTTGCGGGATGTCGCGCAACTCCTGGCGGTAGCTTTTGAGCGCGGCGGTATCCTTGCCGGTCTCACTGGCCTTGTGCACCTCGGGATCACTCTCAGCCAGCAGCCGGTCACGGATCCGGCGCACGCTCTCCCAACGCCGCGCCTCGACTTCGGCTGCATCCAGCACCAGCGCCCCGGCCTGGTCATCCCAGCGCCACGCGGCCCGGTAATGGCGCGGATCGGACGGCGCGCGCAGCACCGGCCCGGCGCCATCGTCGAACC